GACTGATTCTGCGGCGTAGACACAACGCCAAAAATAGGATAAGATGTTAGAAAAACACCAGTTTGATAAGCAACTGCAGATTCAATCTGAGGCATGACGATGGGCACAGTCATGTCTTGAATCTTGCGAGCATCTCCAGCCATGTTTGCACGGACAGCTTTAATATGCTCATCCGTGACATTGAGCTGGCGTTGATATGCCTTGTCACGATAGCGTAGGAGACTGCGGAAGTCAGAAAGAGATGAGTTGCTAAGACGCCAGGCGCAATCCTTTGCGTACTGCAAAAACTCCTTGCGCTGCTCAATGTTCAAAGTATTGACGAGAGAAATGCTCGTTGCCATTTGGAGTCCTTGGTTGGAGACGTAAACCGTGGTTAGTACGGTAACGCCAGTGTATCCGCGTGCGTAGCAGACACATTTTCAGAATCTACATCAAAGATCGTTTTTACAATCAGGTGCGGGTACTCACGCATGAGTTCATCCACATAGCCGATTGGATCAATGATATCGTCTACATTACTGATCTTGAGTGGATTCCAGTCCATGATCTGCGACAGGACTTTGCTGCGTACATTTGGATGGAGATAAATTTCTCCAGAGATTAGCCGAAGTAGGCCGCGCTTGATACGATTATTTTTAGCTTGACCCTTAGGACTAAGCTCTACGAACTCAAAACCAGAAATGCCCTCTTTTTCGCAATAAAAATCAAACCAGTAAAGAAGCGTAGATTGATATGCTACACCTTCTACAGCTATGAGCCGCGTCCCGCGTTCCAGTGCCAACTGGATGGCAGCCTGTATTGTCTCCAGTGGAGAAAAGGTGCCATGCAGTAGGTCATCAAATATGGGTTTACCATCACAAACACTGTAATGGCTAATAGTGCAGTCATCTGATGTCTTCTTTCCGGCGGATGGGTCAATGATGATGAACGAACCTTCGGAATCTGCATCGTGATAATAAGAGGGCAAAATTGGAATGCGGGAAATGTCAATGCCGCTCGCAGCAGCAATGTCTGTGCTGTTCAGAATTTCTGAAATAAAAATATCTGCGTGCCCAAGTTCAGAGTCAGACTGATATTCACTAATGAGTTCTTCAATAGGCCGCAATTCTTCCCACAGACTTGTACCGTCTGCAAGAATGCCGCCGACGATAAAAGAAGTCCACTGAGTATTGTGCTTGAGTTTTTCAAGAATACAGTTTTGCGGGTACATGTTTCCAACATAGATGTAGGTACATCCATCATTGGAACGAGCTTTCATCAGCGTGCCAAGAATCCATTTCAGGAGTTGGTCGCTGAGGTCTTTGTTCTCAGATGTTTCGCGTTTTTGGACGTCATCCATAATAATGACATCTGGGCGCTTGTTTTTTCTGTTGATTCCTCGGACTGCAGTACCGGCGCCAATGGCCCGGAGGATAATATTGCGGCCGCGGAAATAAAAAACTTTCAGAGCTTGCGTGTCAACTTCGATTTCTGCTTGCCAATTGCCAAACAGCTTGCGAATATTGGGACTGCCCAGAAGATCACAGATGTCTGAGAGTGTGTTGACTGCCAAGTCTTCACTGGCGCCAACGATCAGGATAAATTGTTTGTGCGAAAAAAGAATATACCATAGGCACAGGAGCTTGACAAAGGTAGTCTTTGCAAAGCCCCGTGGAATACCTATGGCATATCGTTCCAGTTTCTTTGCAAAACTGGTGAGAAGAGAAAAGAGAGTTATATAAAATGGTGGAAAAGAATAGGTGAACTCCTCAGGCGCCGCGAGCATCCCCAGGAAGTTAAGATCCTGGCGAGATAGCTCGGCGGCGTCATGGGAAGATGCACCTAATTCTGTAGTCTGGGCCATAGGACTAAAAAGTTACGCCCACATCCGCTGCGGCGTAGATGGAAACACACGATATTGTTCTAGCTCTGGTGCTTCGCTGGTGTGGCGCACGTTGACGTGCCAGCCGGGAATCGCGGCCATCTCAGGAATTGATTCGCCGCTGTCATCTGAAGCCGGCAGCATCTGGCCCGTGGGCTCGTAGATCGTGCCGATGACGTCGATGGCAGCGTAGCGGGGCCGTTTCGTGTAGCCCTCGCCATCGTGCACCATATCGAACAGAACCGCATCGGCGACAGCTTCGTCCTCGAACTTCAGGAAGTAATCGGTGTGCATGATGTTTTCTCAGGCGGTGATGGCTTGGAGTTCTGCGTCGCTCAGGCGTCGAGGGTAGTAGGTGATGCGGCGGAGGTAGCCGTTGAGCGAGTTGGTACCTAACACTTCCCCAGACCCAAGGGCCAAAATGTTAACGGTTGGAATTGTTCCAGACGTGTCTGTTACTGCTGCGCTGCCGTTTACGCTTCCAGCAAAATCATCTAGCTTATACGCAAAAGCCGCTTTGGTAATCGTTGCTGCGGGGAGAGAGGTTCCAAAAATTAAGCCGCTAACCTGCGGGGAGCCGCCGTCTGTAACGGTTGAATTTACATTTCCACCACTTGCAGTGCCCCTGCTTATAAGAATTCGATTATTGCTAGAACCGTCATTAAATGACACAATTCTTTGGTTTGTGATGGAAAAAACCAAACTTTCAGCATAAATAGTCCCCTCACTCGCATTAAACCAAGGCGACAACGTATTCACACTCGCCACATCTGCCGCACGGGTCAGGGCTGTGGTGGTGGTGGGGATGTAGCTGGTGGGGAAGGCGCCGGCTTCGAGTTGGGCGCCCCAAAGAAGGACCGTTGCAGATTGATCAGTGCCAGTGCCTCCACGAACACCAATTCGTACAGTTCTAGATGTTGTTGTCGCAGATAGCCTGACAAATGTAAACCTTTGCCAAGAGGTTGTAACTGTAACTACGTTTGAATTTTGACTTTCGCAGTCAACAAAAATAGCCGCCGTGCCAGAAGTTGTTTTTGCCCATATCGATACTGCGTAAGAAGTTTCGCTGACAGATGAGTAACTTTGAGAAATGTATGAAAAATCCGACGAAGTTGTCCCGCCCGCATTAAAAATAACTTCATCCGCTGTGTTTGTTGCATTTGGCGCAATTGCAGCATTTGTTGTAATAGATGGGGATACGCCAGCGCCGCTCGATACAGTAGACCAAGACGTTGCAAAATCTTCAGACTGTAACAACAAATTCGTCCTCTGCTCCTCAATCAACAGCCCCTGCGCAGCCAGCGTGGAGGGGTTGTAGTCGAAGCGTGGGACATTGTTCGCTGCGCTCTGGAGCACCCCTGCGCTGTCGAAGTACGTTGCATTGGTGCCCCGGCTGAAGGTAATGATGTCGCTGAATGATTTTGAAACGAGAGGCATGGGTTACTCCGATTGATACTGTTGCATTACAAAATCTAGAGACAGTGACGGATCTAGTGCTCCGTATTGATAAACAAAATAATTATTAGTTGTAAAAATTAAATCCAAAGTAGGACCTTGCGTAGGAGGACCTTCCGCCGCGGATGTCTTGACTAGAGTGATAGCAATATTAGATAGCCGCATGCTTCCCTCGCTTAAAAATTACCACATTGCAGTGATCAAACTTGCAGTGGTTCCAGTTGCATTTACGCGCGTGCATTGGACTGGGAGAATGCCTACTTGCACGTTTGAAAACACTACCGTGCCATTCAGCATCTCTACAGAGATATTACCAATACCGCCCACATAGAGCCCTCGCGTGGGAGCTGCAAGATTGACAGAATCAGATGGCGTGACGACGCCAGCGTAACGTGCGGGATCACTGACATTGCTCATTTCTAGTTCCTTTCAAACCTAGTTGATTACAGATAGTATAGAGATTTCTAGTAATTATGTAGATTGGCAAATCTACGCAGGACAGAAATCAAAACATATCTGCAGACAAAGGAATCGGGCCACGTGGCGCCGCACGCGGAATAAGAGCTTTGGGAGTGCTAAGTTTGTCCAGCATCGCCGCCGCCTTTTCAGTTGCCGTGATTTGCGGCAGCCTAGGATCTTTGGCATTGCGATCCGCCAGGATCTGATCTAGGGTCTTGGCCGTGGCGCTCAACATAGTCTGCCCTTCAACTTCAATGATTTCATTCTGGCTATTTGTCACATATTTCGGAATTGCAGATTGTGGCAGTGTGAGATTCACAGTGACACTGACTGCGGAATCTGCTTGAATGACTGGATCAGAACGCCGCCGCGCAGTGTTAAGAATGCGGAATGCAGCAATGGCCTGGCCCATGTTGGCAAAGGGCAGATTCTTTTTAATCTTGTCCAACGCCAGCGCCTCAGCACCCTCCAGATCATGGTCAAATTCCATGTCT